GTTACACGGGGCATGATTGATATCATGGGTCGCAGTGCTAATGGTCAACAAGGTAACCGTAAGGATGCCCTGGATGTCACTAACAAGCGTAAGTTTGATAATGGTATGGATTACGAGTTCAATGCCCAGGTAGATCCTCGTCAGGCTTTCTTTATGCACACATTCCCTGAGATACCTCAGAGTGCTGTAACCATGCTGAATATACAGAACAGCGAAGCTGAGAGCATGTCAGGCGTTAAAGCATTCCACAATGGCATCAGTGGTGAGGCATTAGGTGCTACCGCTACAGGCATACGTAGTGCCTTAGACGCTACATCGAAAAGAGAATTAGGTATCCTCCGCAGACTAGCAGAGGGTATGAAACAAATTGGTCGTAAGATTATTAGCATGAATGCTGAGTTCTTAGACGAAGAAGAAGTAGTTCGTATTACCAATGAAGAATTTGTTACTGTCCGACGAGATGATCTCGCTGGAAACTTTGACCTGAAACTAACGATAAGTACTGCCGAAGCTGACAATGAAAAAGCTAAGGATTTATCGTTTATGTTACAGACAATGGGTAACAATATGGATCCTGCGTTATCACAGATTATATTATCTGACATTGCTCGATTAAGGAAGATGCCTGCCCTGGCAAAACAAATATCCGAATACCAGCCTCAACCTAACCCACTTGCAGAGAAGAAAGCAGAACTAGAAGTAGCCCTCCTAGAAGCGCAAGTCTTCAATGAAACTAGCAAAGGTCAGGAAAATGCTGTTGATGTCGATCTTAAGAAAGCTAAGACACAGACTGAAATCGGAAAAGCAAGAAATCTTAATTCTGAATCTGATCAGAAAGATTTGGATTTCTTGGAACAAGAATCTGGTTTAACTCGGCAACATGACATGAATATTAAAGATCATGACCGTGGTACAAAACTTGATGAGAAAGCAGCTGACAGGATGTTAGATGCTGAATTTGGTAAAGGAGATGAAAACTTCACTCCGTTACCAGGTTTATAGGCAATAACAATAATAATAATCTAATCTCGTAAGAGGACACATGTAATGAATAACTCAACAGAACAACTAGAACAATTAGAAGTAACACTAGAGCAAGCTAAAGCAGCTAAGTCATTAAAAGACTCGATCTTTAAGTTACAAGAAAATATAGATTTTAAGCGTGTTGTTAATGAAGGCTACTTTGAGAAAGAAGCAAGTCGCTTAGTATTACTTAAGGCAGACGATAACATGCAAGGTTTGGATGAACAGGCAATGATTATCCGTCAGATAGATGCCATTGGTACGTTTAGACAGCACCTGGGAACAATTGTTGCTTTAGGTCGTATGGCTGAAAAGTCTATCACTGATGATGAAAACACTCGTGAAGAGATTTTGTCAGAGGACTTAATCAATGAGTAACGAAGACGAAGATGCTTCGCTAGAAGTAGAGGAAGTAGAGGCAGTAGAGGCAGTAGATACTACGGCTCCTGACGTATTAGAGATGTCCGATGAGGACTTTAATAGTATGTCGTTTGATGATGTTTCAGCAGATACTGCAGAAGAGTCTGATGATGAAAGTACTGATATTGATGCTGCATCTAGCGATACTACTGACGATAACGTCGAGCAGTCTGCTGATGCTATCGACACACCTACCGAAGATGTAGTTGATTTATCTTCTAACGATAAAGAAGATAACAGTACTCTTGATAGCTATGAAGAAGACAGTAGTACTAATAGTGATGATGAAGCTAAAAATAGTACTAAGTCAACTGTAGACTATAAAGCGGAGTATGAGAAAATACTATCACCCTTTAGGGCGAACAATAAAGAAATGCAGGTTGAGAACGTCGAAGACGCACTTACCCTGATGAAGATGGGAGCTAACTACAATAAGAAGATGCAGGCGTTAAAGCCAAATCTAAAGATTGTAAAGATGCTCGAAAATAATGGCTTGTTAGATGAAGCCAGAATCAGCAACCTTATTGATCTGGATAAGAAGAACCCAGAAGCAATTAAGAAACTGATTAAAGACAGTGGTATGGATCCACTGGATATAGATGTACAAGAAGAATCTGAGTACACACCTAGTACTTACACTGTAGATGATGGAGAAATGGAACTTGACAATGTACTGTCTGAGATCAAAGACAGCACAGGGTTTAAAGACACTATCGACATCATAAGCAATAAGTGGGATGAGTCCAGTAAGAAAGTCTTAGTAGGTAATCCAGGAGTTATACGCGTAATTAACGAGCATGTTGAACGCGGTATATATGCCAAGATTTCTACTGTAGTAGAACGTGAACGTATGTTAGGAAGGCTTACAGGTCTGAATGACATCGAAGCGTATAAGCAAGTTGGTGATTTGATTAATGCACAAGGTGGGTTTGCAGCCGACCCAAACATTAATAAAGACGCAACCAATACTGAAACTGCAGGAAAGAAACTTGATACGAAGGTAGACCCAAAACTAAAGACAAGGAAACGAGCTGCAAGTCACACACAAAGCACCAAGGTTGGGAAAGAACCTGAGTTCAATCCCTTATCAATGTCTGATGAAGACTTTGAGAAAGAAACTCTTGGTAAATACATGTAAATACAATAATAAAGGTACAAAACAATGTCAGATTTTGAAACCCCCAATGTGTACGGTACTGGTGCAGACTCTACAGTCGGCTCTCAAGTACGTACAGATTACTTCTATAAGAAAGCTCTTGTAGAAACCGCTAAAGAAATGTACTTCGGTCAGATGGCTGATGTACGCTCTATGCCTAAAAACATGGGTAAAACCATTAAACAATACCATTACATGCCTATCCTTGATGATCGTAATATCAATGATCAGGGTATCGATGCTAGTGGTAAATCTGCGAACGAAGACGGTAACCTTGCCAAGTATGTAATCAAAGCTACTAACGGTAATGAAACACTTTACTTCACTGGTGGGGGTCCACCTAGCTTGTACAACTCTACACTTGCTGCTGCTAAAGACCAAGCGGAAGGTAATGTTCTTGCTTACTTCCTACAGAAAGGTTTTAATACTGCTGGTGACACATTCCTTGAATTTGTTGATGCAGGTTGGGATGGTGATGGTACTGGTACAGGTGTTGCTGGTAGTCCCGCTGCTGCTGGTTGGGAATTCACTGTTGCTGATGACGGTGCAATGGCTGACTACGGTAACTTGTACGGTTCGTCTAAAGACATCGGTACTATCACTGGCAAGCTTCCACTGTTGTCTGAAACAGGTGGTCGTGTAAACCGTGTTGGTATGAAGCGTCTTGAGCTTACTGGTACTATCGATAAGTTTGGTTTCTTTGACGAGTATACCCAAGAGTCTTTGGATTTTGATTCAGATGCTGAATTGGAAATGCATATTACGTCAGAGTCTGTGAAAGCAGCGAATGAAATCACTGAAGATCAACTTCAGATGGACTTACTCAATAACGCTGGTGTTATTCGTTACACAGGTAATGCAACATCTACTGCTGGTTTAAATGGTGGTACTGCGCTTGTTGGTTCAGATGCAGTTGTCTATGATGACTTGGTTAAATTAGGTATTGAGTTGGATAACAACCGTTGTCCTAAAAATACTAAAGTAATCACTGGTTCACGTATGGTTGATACCATGGTAGTTAACGCTGCTCGGTACATGTACATTGGATCTGAGTTGATTCCTAGTGTTATGAAAATGACTGATTATCATGAAGGTCAAGCTTTCATTCCTGTAGCTAAGTATGCGTCTGCTGGTCAAGTTGCTCGTGGTGAGTTCGGTGCTATCGACAACTTCCGTTTAATCGTTGTCCCTGAGATGATGAAATGGGCAGCATCTGGTGCAACAATAGCTGCTGGCGAAGAAGATGATGGCGATCTGTTCCATTTCTCTTCTGACACTAATGGTGCCTTTGCATACGATGTATTCCCAATGTTGGTTGTTGGTGAAGGTTCGTTCACTACTATCGGTTTCCAAACTGATGGCAAGACTGTGAAGTTTAAGATTACTCACAAGAAGCCTGGTAAAGAAATTGCTAACCGTGATGATCCATATGGCGAAGTAGGGTTCTACAGCATCAAATGGTACTACGGTACTATGATTCTGCGCCCAGAGCGTCTTGCATGCATCAAAACTGTTGCAGAACTGTAACAATCTAAAATAAGACCTCCCCCATTCAGGGGGAGTGTTCTTTTCATAATAATAAAAATAAAGAGATACCACACTCTACTTAAAGGTTAAGACTATGTCTGAAGAAACTATAGAAGTTGAACAAGAAGAATCCACTGAATCTCAGTTGGATGTATTAAAGAAACGTGCTGATCTAATGGGTATTACATACCATCCAAAAATTGGAGTAGATAAGCTAGAAGCTAAAATTAAACACCATCTTAGTGATGATGTTATAGAAACCGTTCCAGAAACTGTGGATCAAAAACAAGAAGAAGTTGCAGTGGTTGCTAAACCTAAAGCTGTAAAGACTACAAAAAAACTTTTTCAAACTGAAGAAGAGTATAGAAAGACTAACGTTAAATCATCTCGCAGAAAAGCAGGTGCGCTAGTACGTATTCGTGTTAATTGCATGAATCCAAATAAGAAAGATTGGGAAGGTGAAATAATTTCAGTTGGTTCCGCAAAGCTGGGTACTTTCAAGAAGTTTGTTCCATTCAACTCAGAAGAGGGATACCACGTTCCGCACATTATCTATGAGGCAATGAAAGAACGTAAATGTACAATTTTCCAGACTGTAAAAGGTCCACGCGGTGACAAAATGCGTAAAGGTAAATTGATTAATGAATTTGCAATAGAAACCCTTGATGCATTAACTAGTGAAGAGCTAAAAGACTTAGCTCAACGCCAGGCAATGTCAGGCTCTATTGATAGCTAAGTAAGACCACCCCAGGTAAAGATTATGGTAGATGTTGTTATACAAGATTTGATTGAGAATGCTGAACTAGAAGCAGGTGTGTTTGATGCACTTATGTCTTCAACAGAGGCGCATCTTACAGATCAATATAAAAACGGACGGATCACTGGTCCTGACTACGCTAATGTTTACCTGGGCTCTATTCAAACTGTCATGGCGCAAGCGGTGGCATTTACCCTTGGTTTAAGAACAGCTAATTCACAAGCTGACCTGCTCGATGCGCAGACTTTAACCGAGGCACAGAACCTATTAAAAGTAACGGCAGACACAGCTACTGCTGAGAAGCAATCAGAGCTTATTACCGCTCAGATAGCCAAGCTTGGTAAAGACACACTGCTTGTTACCCAACAAACTGCTACAGAGGTTAATGAGACAGCTAAGAAACTAAAAGAGATTGATCAGGTTACAGCTGATGCAGACCTAATAGCTCAGAAAGTATTTACTGAAGTACAGCAG